CATCGCGATGATTTTTCATACAGTTCATTTAGTGAGGGAGAAAAACAACGAATTGATTTAAGCCTACTCTTTGCATGGAGACAGGTCGCAAAGATGAAAAACAGCAGCAACACAAACCTGCTTATACTCGACGAGGTATTTGACGCAAGTCTTGACTCTGACGGCATTGATAATCTACTTAAGATTATGAATACACTGGATTCTGACACGCGCATATTCGTGATTAGTCATAAGCAGGATTTACTAGAAGGCAAGTTTGAACAAAAAATTGAGTTTGAAAAGGTGAAAAACTTCACTCGGATTAAAGAAATGGCTTAAATTGTCACTCCCGAACCCTTTGGTGGCTTACTTTTCTCACTTTTTTTCACAAATCGTCATTTTTTTATTTACATTAGCAGGTTTTCTTGCTATAATAGATTCATAATGACTGCCACCGTTAATCGTGAATCTCAAACAAAGCTAGCAAAGTTGCTGGCTAAGGAAAATATTCAAGTAAGCATTGGGAACTATCATACTGCATTCTTCGACGTTAAGAACAGGATTTTGGGTTTGCCGCTGTGGAACACCGACAACAAGAATGTTTCTGACTTGTTAATTGGTCATGAGGTTGGACATGCTCTATACACTCCGGAAGATGCAATTACTCGATTCAAAGAGGAGTTTCCTAATATCCCATTCGATATTGGAAATATTGTTGAGGATGTTCGTATTGAACGTCTGATTCGCAAAAATTATCCAGGTCTCGTTTTCTCCTTTAAGGAAGGGTATAAACATTTTATTCAGACAAACCTTTTTGAAATTGCTGATAAGGATGTTTCCACTTTAAGGTTTGTCGATCGTCTTAACCTCCGTGCTAAAGTCGGAAATATTGTAGATATTCCTCTTAACGAAGAGGAGACTGTTATATATGACCGCTGTGTCTCTGCTGAAACTTATGATGAGGTTTTAGAAATTTGTAAAGACATCATTGAGATGATTAAGGACGAAAAGAAAGACGACTCACAACAATCTGGCACAGATAGTGAGCAGTCGATGCCCTCTAATGACGAGTCTAACAACGAGGGTGATGAAGGCGATACTGAAGACGAGGCTGATGAAGGTAAGTCTACTGATGACGAGTCTAAACCCAAAGAATCGAATTCCTTGAGTGACAATTCTCAACAAAATGCAAATGATGAGTCGAATGATGACACCGAAAAGGAAGAGTATCCGGCTCTCAACGAGGAGTTACGCTCAAAAACTTTAAGTGCTGCAGAGGAAAATATTAAAAATTTGCAAGATGAAACAATCACGTCCCATCTCGCAAATCCTCCCAATATTGAATATATGATGTCGAGAGTTGTTCCAATTAAAGAGATTATGTTGGAGCGTAGAGTTGACTTGGTTCGATATAACAGAGTCATGACATGTCCTGATGTGATTGCTGATTGGAATGCATTTAAGTCGGCAACTAAATGTCACATTGCGACACTAATAAAGGAATTTGAACGCAGGAAAGCAGCTTATCAATATTCCCGCGCTGCCCGGTCAACAACTGGAACGATTGACGTAAACAGATTGCACTCTTATAAGTTTGAAGATCAAATATTTAAAAGTGTCACTCGCCTTGCAGACGCTAAAAATCATGGAATGGTTTTCTTTATTGACTATTCTGGTTCAATGTCAGGAACTATTAGTATGGTAGCCAATCAAACTCTTCAACTTGTAGCCTTCTGTAAAGCAGTTGGAATTCCATTTGAGGTCTATGGATTTACTTCATCTTATTCTGCATATGGAGAAGTTCATGAAAGTGTGGCGTCAGCTCCAGGTCGTAGCATTAATTTTTCAAATACCAGTGTGTTTGAGTTGCTAAATTCAGCAATGAAAAAAACTGATTTTGAACTTGCTTGCCGAGAACTTAAAGCCCAATTCTCATACCTCCGCACAGACTATTCTTCACCAATGATGGCACTCGGTGGCAAGTATGAGATTATGAATGGCACCCCACTCAATGAAACTATCATTATTGCCCATGAAATTGTACGGCGATTTAAAGCACGACATAATGTTCAAAAAATGAATACGATTTTCCTAACTGATGGAGATGGTTGTGGTGTGCAATTTCATACAAACGACACCGCGAAAGAGTTTGAACGCGAACCAGACAATAAATGGAACTGCGGAATTACTGTTCCGGTCTTTGGTACAAATATTAAATTTAATCGCAAAGAGCGCGACATTTATGCTGCACTCATTCAAAATTTGAAAACTAGTTGCAATACCACCGTAATTGGATTCTTTATTGCTAACTATAGATCTGACTATAAGAACAGTTGTATTAATGCATTAATGTACACCAAAAAACAACCCATGGGCTGGAGTGAAGCAGTTAATGCATTTAGTTCTATGCAAAGGACAGCAAAAAAAGAAAAATGTTTGCCAATCGTGGGTGGATTTAATTATGACATCTATTTTGTATTTGATTCAAAAAATAACCTAGACATTAACGAGGATGAGGAATTCATGAGTGACGGCTTTGGAAAGAACCTGACCGAAAGTTCCTCTCAGAATAAACTTGCCCGCGATTTTACCAAATTCAACACTGAAAAGAAGGTTTCTCGCGTGTTTTTGAACAAATTCGCTGAATTTATTGCATAAAAAGTGAATTTTTTATCACTTTCTTATGTACAAACCCCAGAATTTAGTTTATAATAAGCCTGTAAGCAATACCAACCGTAAATAATATGATTGACCAAATCAAAGCACAAGCTGCCTTAAATGACCTATTAACCGCTCACACTCCTAAAAGCGTGAGCTCAAAGACAATCTTTGCTGTTGGCCGAGCTCACGGCCTCAAATTTAGAGAGATTAATGATACCTTTATTGTAAAAGGTATCAAAGTTGGTCGTGGAAAATTTGATGTGTCTCAGCTATCGCCGTCGACCTCTATGCCGCCTCAGCGTCCTGTCTTTACTGAGACTGTGACTGAGTCTAAACTAAATCTTGCATGCGCAGTTTCGTCGATCTCAAATGATGATGTGTATGTCCCAAATGTCGATCATACGTTTGTAAAGTGGGGCGAATATAAAAATATTCAACGCATTATTGAGTCAGGAATGTTCTTCCCACTGTATATTTCTGGAATGTCTGGTAATGGTAAAACCATGATGGTAGAACAAGCTTGCGCCCGACTTAAGCGCGAGTACATTCGAGTACAAATCTCCCCTGAGACTGATGAAGACGACCTTATTGGTGGCTTTCGCCTAATTAACGGCGAAACCGTTTTCCAAAAAGGTCCTGTAATTAAAGCCATGGAACGTGGCTGTATCTTATTGATCGACGAGTTGGATCGCGGTAGCAATAAGATTATGTGTCTCCAGGGAGTCCTAGAAGGAAAACCAGTCTTGATCAAAAAGATTGGTCAGGTCATCTCCCCGGCCCAAGGGTTTAATGTGATTGCTACCGCAAACACCAAGGGCCGGGGATCAGACGATGGGCGGTATAGCGCCGCAAACATTATTGATGAAGCATTTATTGAACGGTTTGTTGCCACGATTGATCAACCATATCCACCATTTAAGGTTGAGCGCAATATTATTGCCAAGCATATGGAATTACTAAATATTGATGACTCGGAATTTACTGACAAACTTGTTGCTTGGAGCAGTGTTATTCGTAAAACATATGACGCTGAGGGAGTTGATGAACTTATTTCGACTCGCCGCCTGTGTCATATTGTTAAGGCCTATAGTATTTTTAGAGATCGTCTAGTTGCAATTAGCATGTGCGTTGCCAGATTTGAGCAAGAAACACGCGAAGCATTTATCGATCTTTATACCAAAATTGATAGCAACCAAATCAAAGCTGAAATTGACAGCGATCCACAAGTGGAACAAACTTTATAAACTTTAGCGGTTGGTCTACGCTAAACACTGTAACTATAGACCAAAACTGAACAAACAAAATAGAAATATAATATGACTAAAATTGAAACAACCAAGTTGGCCCGCCTCGTTAAAAACATGACCCAAAAGGAAGCTCTTTTTGCTTTCCTTGAACAAGGACATGAGTTTTCGGCATCGGAAGCCCGCAATGCAGGTATTGCTGATCCAAGCCGCGTCATCAGCGCTCTTCGTAATGACCACGGTCTTGCGATTTACTTGAACCCGCGCAAGAATCGCAAGGGCGAAAGCATTAACCGCTATCGTCTTGGCACCCCACGTAAGAATGGCTAATTCTTAAAACATGCAGGAGCATAGCAAATGCTATGCTCCTGCATTCTTCCTTATGATACATGACCAGGAGAAAACAAAAGGCATCAAATATGATGGTGATAAACCAGATTATAGTTTGATTCCTCCGTATGCATTGGAAGAAACGGCAAAGGTTCTTACATATGGCACTGTTAAATATTCTCGAGATAACTGGAGATTGCTTGACGACGCTAAGAATCGTTACTTTGCCGCAGCTCAGCGACATATGTGGGCCCTACAAAAAGGCGAAACACATGATCCTGAGAGTGGACTACATCACGCAGCTCACGCAACTTGCTGTATGCTTTTTTATTACGAATTGCAAATACAAAAATAAATGTGTTTACAAACGCCCTTCTCTGATATATAATATACTTACACTATGACTAAACTATCCTCTCAAACAATTGATATTCTAAAGAACTTTTCGAGTATCAATTCTAATCTCGTCGTAAAGACTGGCGAACCTCTCTCTACAATTTCTGAAGCCAAGAATATTATGGCAATTGCGGAAATTACAGAACAATTTTCCACGGACTTTGGCATCTATGACCTAAATGAATTTATTTCAATGTTCTCGTTGCTACAAGACCCAGACCTCGAATTTACTAATGATAGTGTCCAATTTAAGTCTGGGCGTACTCGCGCATCATATCGTTTTGCAGATCAAAGTATTCTTACAAGTCCTAAGAATAAGATTAATATGCCGAATGGTGACGTCACTGTAAACATTACTTCCGAACTCCTAACCCAGGTCCGCAAGGCTGCTGGTGTGCTCGGACATTCGATTGTTTCCTTGCAAGGCGAAGATGGTGTCATTACTCTTTCTGTTGTTGACCCTAAAAACTCTTCAGCAAATACATTTTCGGTGGTGCTAGACGAAGATAACTCTCAACGTGGTTCTTTTGACTTGCAATTTTTGATTAATAATCTTAAAGTGCTTCCAGGAGACTATGTAGTGAATATTTCGTCTAAGCTTATTAGCCACTGGAAAAACGAAATCATTCCAGTTCAATACTATATTGCTCTGGAAAAAACTTCAACATTTAAATAATATACTACTATGGAAGAACAAACAACTGAACAAACAAACGGAAACGAAATTATCCTCGGAGATCTCGTTTTAATGCACAACATTATTGCTACAGTGTCTCGCCGCGGCGGCTTTGAAGCGAGTGAATTTAAACTTGTGGGATCGCTTTTTGAAAAGCTTAAAACGTATATCCCAGCACAAGAAGATACTGAAAACACTGCAGAAACTACAAATACTGCAAGTGAATTGGATAGCGAAAACCAACTTAAATTCGAGTTTGTCGAAGGAGAAGGTGTTGATACCGTAACTGAATAATAATAATAATATGGCAAAAGATAGGCTTGATGGGACTGGTGGCGGCAGCATTTTATATGAACTATTTGCGTTTCCTGGAAGAGCGCTGCTGTGGTTACAATACATGAATCCTAAGGGTGGAATGGCAGGTGTAGCGTCGTCTAAGAGACGTGCTAACAGTCCCATCATGACCTTTATCTATGCATTGGGTTTTTGGGTGTGTTCGGTATTTATTGCGTATGCGCTATATTTTGGAGAAAAATAATATATTATGATTGAAATTGAAGACGATAAGACTAAAATGGAGTTGCTTGGTGCAATTCGCGAAATCTCGGATGAACTATCTAAAATGGATGACAGCCGAGATGCTATCAAAGAAATTATTTCTGCAACTGCAGACGCCTTTGATTTGCCAAAACCACTAATTCGCAAGGTTGCTAAATTATACCATAAGAAAACTGCAGCTCAGTTTGAAAATGAAGCTGCAGAAATTAAAAGTGTGTACAAACAAATCACTTTGGTATAATATAGTCATATATGAAAACTGATGAGTATTTGTGGGTCGAAAAATACAGACCACAAAAGATTGATGAATGTGTTCTCCCGGCGGAACTAAAGAAAACGTTTAATGAAATGGTACAGGGAGGTCAACTCCCTAACCTATTGTTGGCGGGTTCCGCTGGGCTGGGGAAAACTACTGTTGCCCGCGCGCTATGCGCGGAATTGAACCTTGATTATATACTAATCAATGGCTCTGAAGAGAGTGGCATTGATGTCTTGCGAAATAAGATTAAGCAGTTTGCCTCAACGGTGTCGTTGAACGGAGGTTATAAGGTAGTTATTCTTGATGAGGCTGATTATCTTAATCCGCAAAGCACCATGCCTGCACTTCGCGGGTTTATTGAAGAGTTTAGCAATAATTGTAGATTTATCTTAACGTGTAACTTTAAAAACAAGATTATTGAACCACTGCATAGCAGATGTTCGGTAATTGAGTTTAATACTACAAAAAAGTCATTGGCATCTCTTGCTGGAGACTTTATGAAGCGCCTGATGTTTATTCTTAAGACTGAAGGTGTCAAATATCATGAACAAACGCTTGCAGAGCTGATTATTCGCTATGCTCCAGACTGGAGACGTGTGATTAATGAATGTCAACGATACAGCACGAGCGGCGAGATTCCAACTGCAATCTTGGTTGGTATGTCAGATCAAAGCATTGCTGAATTGGCACGACATCTGAAAAGTAAAGACTTTAAGTCTATGAGATCTTGGGTGGTAAACAACAGCACACTTGATAGCGCAGTTGTATTTCGTAAGCTATACGATTCGTTATATGACGTTGTTGCTCCATCTTCTATTCCATCCGCAGTTCTTATTCTTGCCGACTATTCTTATAAATCAGGATTTATGGCTGACAAGGAGCTGAACATGGTTGCATGTATGACGGAACTAATGGGAAATATTGAATGGGCGTAGAGCATAAAAAACTTTCGCCATTTGACTTTATTAATAGTATTAATGAAGGTCAAAGCGGTAAAAATTTGTTAGAGGTATCTCGTGCTGACAGCAGCGAAGGCCTCGACCATAGCAGTCCTGATAAGCAATATGTTCCATTTATAGTCAATCGTGGTCTGTCTTATTTTAATGATACAGTGTTATTTGCAAATGAGATGAATCAACGCCCATTCTTGCCACATAAGATGCAATATGATTTTCTCAAACATTGCATACGTCCACGTAAACGCTTTAGTAAATGGGCAAAAAAGTCAGATGATTCTGAATATATAAAATGTATAATGGATGAATACTCATATAGCGCTGAAAAAGCACGAGCAGTATTCCATCTATTTACACAAACACAACTAACACAACTAAAAAACAAGAGAGATGTCGGAGGAAACACACGAAAAAGCAATTGAAGCTGAAGTATTATCAGACACACCAATCGAAAGACTTCAGATTGATCCAGCAAAGTTTATAAAGCGCATGATGGCTGGTGGATTTAGAATGTCAACCGGGAAGAAAAATTTGTCTCCAAAGCGAGTAGCAAAAATGCGCGCAAAGAATAAGCGTGGACGGCGTGCCAGATCAGTTAATAAAAGTAAACGATGACGATATTATAAATATAATATCGCATCATGAATGACAATTTTTCACCTACAGATATTATAAGCTGGTCACCACCTCAAATGCTTGAGGTGTATCTAAATGACCCGGATGATTTTTTAAAAATTAAAGAGACTCTTTCTCGCATTGGTGTCTCCTCCAAGCGAGAACAAAATGTACTCTTTCAAAGTTGCCATATCTTGCACAAACAGGGGCGTTACTTTATTGTACATTTTAAAGAACTCTTTATGTTAGATGGTAAGCCATCAACGTTTACACACGAGGATATGTGTAGGCGTAATACAATTACTCTTCTTCTTTCTGATTGGGGACTGCTTGAAATTGTCAATCGTGATCAAGCAAAAGACACCACAAGTCTAAAACAAATTAAAATTATCTCTCATAAAGATAAGTTTAATTGGGACCTTCGCTCAAAATATAGTATTGGTAACGTTAAGAAAAAAGCATGAAAAGCTTTAACCAATACTCAGTAGACTCTCTTCAAGAAGAAGCAGACTACTACTCCGCAATAACTATATTTGAGTCTAATAACCTAGACGAAGGAATATTATCCAATCTAACGGCAGGCGTGCGGTCAAAGTTAGATTTTATTCGAACTTTGGCAAGTGCTGCCAAAGCAGATGTTCAGGAAATTATAACTATGTTTAAAGACTCAAGGGTCTTTAAATTTTTTAGTTCTATACGGTTCGACTTAAATTCATTGTGGAAATCAGTAAAGGCTGGCTATGCTGCATATGCCCAAGTTCAAAAGGCCATTGCTGAGTATATTGCTAAAAGTAAGATTGGTCGATGGACAGAAGAAGCCCTTCGAGGCCTCGACAACTGGTTACAAAATCATCCAAAACTAAAGAAAATTGGTGGTTTTGCCGTTGCTGGTATGCTAATCTATATTTGGATGAATATGTCATTTACTGGTGACTTTCATTATGACTTTGACTTTTCTGACGTGCTGGCCGCGCTTTCGGGAAATTATTCTCTATCAACATTGTTTGCTGGCACTGATGGCACACGACTATTATTGTTATTTACTACTGGAGTAATTGGATTAAGTTTTCCATGGCCTGGACCAACGAGTACTAAATTTGTCATAGCTCTATTAAATGGTTTAAGAAAACTGATTAATAAGCGTAAAAATGTTGTATTATAAATAACAATATAGCAATTATCTCATATGTGTGTAGTAGCAGTAAAGTACATTAAGAAATTTGGTTGGGTCGGCGCTAAAAATCGCGACAGAAATTACTCGACCTCTATAAAGGTTGTAAACTCAAACCGTGGCGGCATACAACGCCTCTTTATTGATGATCAAACTACTCGATGGACGGAAGGCGTAAACGAGTATGGGCTGTCAATTATATCTGCTTCTTTTAGTGTAAAGAGTGACGAAAAAGAAGGTGAAAAAGTATTAGGCAAAAACGCAAAGAAAAAGAAAGCAATTGTCTCTCCCGATGGCCTTGCTATTCGTAATGCTTTAAGACTACGGACTCCAAAAGATGCCGCTCAATTTTTAATTGATAAGGAACTTGCTGGAGCAACATTTATTTTTAATCCTGAGACATGTTACCTTCTTGAAGGCGGATTTACTATTAAAAAAGCAAACTCTACAAAGGAAAACCCGCGTAAGTATGTTTATAAACTCAAAGAAATTAGTAAAGCAGACGATCATTGCGTTCGCACAAATCATGGCATTGATATGCCTAATTTGGGTTATAGTAAAAATGCGCAAGATGATCATCTCATTAATGCTCGTAAAAGTTCAGAGACCCGTTGGGAAATTGTCAATGACTATCTTCGCGATAATACTATAAGTGATCCATATGAGTTTCTTGAGGCAATGTCTCAAAAGCCAAATGATGATAAGTTTATGAATCCTATACGCACGGGTGATATTAAAAAATCTGACATGGTAACTACAGGTCAGTTGCTCTTGGTCGCGAAGGAGCGTACTCTACACTATCGCCCTATATACTCAGAAGTATCATTCGACTATAAGAAATTAAATTCAGAAGAAGCAAAGACTTTCTTCGAGATTATTTCAAGCCGAAAGTTACTTTCTTTTAAGGAATTTGTACTTCCCCAATATAAATAATAGTGTTACCACTGTGGTAACACCACAGATGCCAGAATTGGGTCTGTGATAACATATAAAACTCGCTTAATTAGGAGAAACAAAAATGAAAATAAGTACAATGTATAGGCCGTTTGGTATTGGGTTCGATCAACTCTTTCAAGAGTTTGATACAGTTCAAAGAGAAAATCTGAATGTTTATCCGCCGCATAACGTGGTTAAACTATCGGAAGACCAGTATGTCATTGAATTGGCAGTCGCTGGATTTGATAACTCTGAACTCGACATTGAAACGATAGAAAACTCACTAGTGATCACTGGTGAAAAGTCGGAAAAAGACGAAAGAGAGTATGCACACCGAGGAATTAGTGCTCGCAAATTCTCTCGTCGTTTCACCCTTGCAGAGCATGTTGTCGTAAACGACGCTTCTCTGCAAAATGGAATCTTGTCTGTCTCGCTTGAGAGACAAGTTCCAGATGAAAAGAAACCACGCAAAATAACAATAGCATAAATAAACATACATAAACATCAAACCGGCAAAGATTGTTGTTTACATCTTTGCCGGTTTATGGTATAATAATCTTACATGATTAACGGATTCTATACTTGCATTGAACGAAAAATGAATACTCTCCTATATCGAGGGTATGACGAAGACGGGCAAAAGATCTATACCACATATCGATTTCGGCCAGTCATGTATCTTGAAAGTAAGGATGCAAACGCCAAATGGCGTTCTCTTGACGGCCTGCCACTTGAGCCAATGCGGTTTGACAGCATGTCTGAGTGTCGAGCATTTACTAAAAGTTACGAAGGAATAGACAATTTTAAAATTTATGGAAATGATCGTCATATACCTGCTTTTATTCAGGCAGAGTTTCCAAACGAAATTAAGTATAACTCTAAAAAGATTGATGTCGTTTCTCTCGATATCGAGTGTAAGTCTGATAATGGCTTTCCAGAACCGTCTATAGCAGACCAAGAAATTACAGCAATTGGTCTTAAGAGTAGCCGGCTAGATCACTATATTGTTTGGGGATTAAAGGAGTATGACCCTTCACAATCGAGTGTCCCACATCTTAAAAAGCAATTTAGACAATTTGATAGCGAGGCGGAACTGTTGCTTGACTTTTTGTCTTGGTGGTCTGATACGTTAAATACGCCAGACGTAATTACTGGGTGGAACATTCGTCTGTTTGATATTCCATATCTCGTCAATCGCATCTCTCGAGTGCTTGGCCAAGACGACGCGAAAAAGATGTCGCCATGGAACTATGTTGAACAAAAAGCAGTGGTAATTAAGGGTAAAGAAAACTTTCTTTATAACCTGTATGGCATTCAACAACTAGACTATCTTGACCTCTTTAAAAAGTTCGCAGCAAATACCTATGGTGCTCAAGAGTCTTATCGTCTTGATTTTATTGCTGAAGTTGTACTTGGACAAAACAAGATTGATTATAGCGAGTATGGCACACTTACTGAATTATATGAACGTGACTATCAAAAATTTATTGACTATAATATTGTCGATACTGAACTTATTGAACGTTTAGAAGCAAAACTGGGCCTTATCAACCTTGCTTTTACCCTCGCTTACTTTGGCGGTGTAAACTATGCTGACACACTAGGCACTGTCGCAATTTGGGACAGTATTATTTTTCGAAAGCTTGCAAGTCGAAAAATTGCTATTCCGCCAAACTCACGATCGTTTAAAACAGACTATGCTGGTGGATTTGTTAAAGATCCGCAAATTGGTCGCCACCAATGGGTTATGAGTTTTGACCTTAATAGTCTCTATCCTAATCTTATTATTCAGTACAATATGAGTCCTGAAACAATTGTGCCTCATATGAAAGTGGCATCATTGCAGAACGGTGGAGAAGACAAGATTTTAAACTCTGAACAAACATGGGCACCAGAAGACAACCTTGCAGTTGCTGCAAATGGCGCATGTTTTCGCCGAGACAAACAAGGCATCCTTCCTGAAATTATTGAAGAACTATACAATCAACGCGTTGTAGTAAAGCGACAGATGCTTGACTATGAAAAAGAGGCTGAAGTTACAGATAAAAAATCTGAGCGGTATCGCACCCTTCAAATTGAGATTGACCGTTCGAGCAATCGTCAGATGTGTTTAAAAATTCTTCTTAATAGTCTTTATGGTGCGGCGGCAAACCAATATTTCAGATATTTTAACCTTGATATTGCTGAAGGTATTACGCTGTCTGGTCAACTTGCAATTCATACCGCAGAAAATGCCGTAAATGATTACCTGTCAAAGGCTCTCTCAGATGGCATCGCAAAAGATCGTATTATCGCGTCTGATACAGATTCTATCTATATCAACCTATCAGATGTCGTAAAAAAATGTAATCCAAAAGATCCTCATGCATTTTTAATTAAGTTTGGCAAAGAGGCACTTGAACCAGTAATTCAAGCTGCTTATGCAAATATGTCGCGTAAGACAAACTCATATAAAAATACTATGGTTATGAAGGTTGAAAAGATTAGCAGCGTTGCAATCTTTACTGCTAAAAAACGATATATTCTTAATGTGCTTAGCAGTGAAGGTGTACAATACTCTGAACCGAAGATTGTTATGAAAGGCATTGAGGCAATCAAAAGTAGTACGCCAAAAATTTGTCGCGAAGAGTTTAAAAAGATCTTTAAGATTTTAGTTACTGGTTCAGAGTCTGACATTCAGACTGAAGTTTCAGAGTTTCGTGAAGTGTTTGATCGTTATCCTATTGAAAAGATGGCCTTTCCTAGAGGAGTGTCTGATATTAATAAATGGATGCAAAAAGTTGGCACGAATGGATCAAAGGTTCCATACAAGAGCAGAACTCCAATTAATAGTCGTGCATCGATTATGTATAACATGCTACTAAAACAACTCGGGTTAACCCAACAATATCATCTCATTAAGGGCGGTGACAAGATAAAATACATCTATCTTAAAAGGGGTAATCCCACTGGTGAAAATGTAATTGGGTTTATTGATATACTTCCTCCCGAGTTTGAACTTGAAGGCTGGGTTGACCGTGACTTGCTTTTCGAAAAAACGTTTTCTGACCCATTGCAGCTTGTGCTTGATGCCGTTCGCTGGAAAGCAATTCCAGTCGCAAGTCTTGAAGATTTTTTCGGATAAATTATAATACAAACAACAACAACTATATAATTAATAATATGAGCTCAAACTGGGTAAAAGACATCTATAATATGCATGCAAAGTATGGAGTGCACGGCGCACTTGAAAATTTTGATAATCACAAACTTCGACAGTTTTTAGAGTTTCGTTTAAGTTTTCTTGATGAAGAACTAAACGAGACAAAGGCAGCGGCCAGAAAAGAAAGGGTTGACGCTGAAGAAGTTGTTGATGGGTTGATTGATCTTTGTGTCGTCGCTATTGGAACTCTTGACGCATTTGGCGTAAATGCATATGCGGCATGGGAGGCAGTACACACTGCAAATATGAGCAAAGAAGTGGGAGTAAAGGAGTCTCGTCCAAATCCATTGGGACTTCCGGATTTGATCAAGCCGCCAAATTGGGTTGCACCTTCTCATGTAGGCAATCATGGCAAACTAGAAGGGCTATAAAAACGTGTACAATAGAGCCTGAATATATTATAATATTCCAGTATGCAATACAGTCTTACAATATTTACTTCGATATTTGATAATAAAACTCATCGCAGAATGACCTTTGATACAGTTGAGGGGTTTGAAAAATTATTGTATAAACTTAGCGAACAGCCAGGCTATAAACCAAAAAAGGGAGAGTATCGTCTGGGTTCGCCGCTCATCAGCCCTGCACAATTTAATGAAAATACGACTCGTAAAAATTCAAACGTTGTTTCATGGGGCGGATGGGCAGCTCTTGATGTTGATAGCTATGAAGGTCATTGGATGGATGCAGTTTCCATATTTAGAGATGTACGCTATGTATGCTATAGCTCTGCAAGTTCAACTGATGAGTATCCAAAATTTAGAGTAGTTTTTCCACTTACATGTGAAGTGCCGGCTGAAAGCATACGCCATCTATGGTATGCATTAAATAAAGAATATAATGGACTTGGCGACCCACAAACAAAAGACCTAAGTCGAATGTATTATGTTCCAGCAGACTATGCGGGTTCAAAAAAGTTTATTTTCAGCAATCGCGACGCGCCGATGATTAATCCGTATACGCTTATGGCGAAACACCCATATATTGCTAAAGAGTCGGCACCAACTTTTATTGATAAATTGCCTGAAAGCATACGTCTTAAAGTGCTGCAACATCGTCGTGATGGCCTCACAAATACGTCATACACATGGAAGTCATATCATGATTGTCAATTTGTGAATAAAAATATGGTAGCAGAGTATCGTAACATTCAGCACTCTGGGTGGTACACGCAAATGTACAAAATAATGATCAATATTTCGTCAAACGCGATGAAACGGGGCTATCCGATCACCCCACACGAAGTGGCGTCCCTTTGCAAAGAGATAGATACCGAGACTGGTGGATGGTACAAGTCTCGTCCAATGGAGCTGGAAGCCTCACGTGCCATAGAATTTTCCTCCCGGGGACTTTAAATTGTAAATTTTTCTCTATACCGGGCATACGTCCGGGGCTTATTTTCACTTTCTTGAAAATAGTTGTGTACATTTGTCTGGTTTCATGCTATAATGACTATGTAAGCCAACCAACCATATGACACCAAGCACCAAAACGCAACTCGAAGCCCGTAAGTCACTCATCGCCAAAATCGCTCAGCGCCACGCTGCAGAAGATCAAATGCTAAAGTCATTCGCGGTTGAAAAAAATACCGATGTCGCCAACGACTATGATGCCCTCGTACAAGACGAGTATGCTCAAGTTCGTAAGGCTTCAACCTTCAACCCAATTTCTCTCTGATCCTAAATATAGAACTCCTCTATAATAAAAGTATGACTACCACCACACAACCTACCTTTGCAATTTTCAATGGACAATCTGTCCTTATTCTCGAGATTGAATCTACCACTGCGTGGATTTCCTTTAATGATGGAGAAGAGAGAGAAGTGTCCATGTTCCAACTTGAAATCCTGTAATAAAAGAAACACTAAGATGCATTGGAAAACTAAAGAGAAGATCACTCGGCTTATCAATGAGAAGCTTGAAGCATGCCCTCACAATAAAGCGGTATGGGACATGTTGACCGCTGAGGAACGTGAAGTTTACAATGAACGCTTCGGCGCACCAGACCGCTCATACCCAATTGATTGGGTTATAAAAACCCGCTAATACTTTTATATGAATACCACCATACAAATCGCAGACCAGACCATCGGACTTATTGAAGTCAAACAACCCAATGGGCATTACTTGTCTACAACCGTAATGAAGAAAGGAAAAAAGCTCATTACTGGTACTCCAACCAATAATTCCTTTCTTCGTAATGAGTGGGCTGTTAATCTTAATGACTACTTCACATTGGATGAAGCATTGGACGACCTGTATACGTTAGTAAGTAACAGTGCCCGTGCCAGCAAACGCAACAGCACTTTCCGATAATATGAAAAGCGACTATAGAAAATATCGTGAGCGTGAATACGAACTCATTGAAGAAATTGAAAACAATTTCGCACGCTTGGAAAAGAATCTAAAACAGTTGCGTAATGAAGTTGATTATGCAATTTGTGAAATTGAAGTTGACGACTTTTTAGAACATGGCCCAAGTGGTGTAGACCCAACGTAATATGTCATTAGAAAAAGCAATTGCACACAAGAAAGAAAAGCGTAAGCCTTATCGCGGTTCGAAAGCATTTGATTGCTCTTGTCGTAACCACGGCAGTTGCGGTTACTGCGAAAGCAATCGTACACTCTTTGATAAGAAAGCTCGTATGCGTGTTGAAGGCCAAGTCGATGAATGGTTTGGATACTGGAACCTTCCAGACCCACATGATGCGAGCAGCGCTGCGTATGAGGAGTGTCTCAAGCAGATTGATGTTGACCCTTGGGACTTTGAGACACGTCGAGAATTAGATATCTAAACACAAATAAAATAAAAATATGGAATATAACATTACATCCCCGCGCCTAGACCTCGCAATGAAGTTTAAAAATGAAACAGCTTTTAATACTGGTTATAACCGTCTTAGTGGCAATGCTTTTAACTTTGATAACTATAAAAGTGTGCAAACCCTTCGTTTCTTTACTCAGGAGCAACTTGCGAATGCGGTATTGGAAATGAATTCAGCTGGCCTTGAGCAAGGAGAGGACTTTACGCTTGAAGATGCAGTATAAAGACATACTGTTTTTATACGTTTAAAAAATCGTTATTAATATGACAAACATTCAACTTGAAGCAGAAATCAAACATTTACTTGCGCTTATCTCTGAATTGAGAGAAGAAATAAATGATTTAACTGAAAAAGTAAATATGTTATCTATTTTACCACCAAAGGGTGTGAAATTTGAGCATATTGGACGCTGGGAGAATTAATTTATATAAAATATGAACGCATCAATGAGAATTTACGATAAAATGAATCAACAACTGTACAGAAAAGTCGGTCGCAAATATGTCCCTGAAACTGATCCTTATGCACTGGACGGATTGCGTGAAGGCTGGTGGTTAGTCAAGGTTGCTCCAGGAAGCACTTCGATTAGACAGCAAGTATACCCAAGTAGATCAGAAATCTCTGCCGCTGCACGAGACAAAGAAGACGAATTGATTAAAATTATTCGTGAAGCAAGCGAAGCTCGACCATCTAAACGTCCATTAACTCCCGAAGCTCTCGCGGATTGGCAGGCATTTATCGCTAAACATGGAGAGCAATTTAACACGCTTGAGTATCCATCTATACAGGAGAACGCCGAAAAAATCATCGAAGCATTATTGAAATAATATGAAAGGTAAATTTTTTAAATGTGAGTGCGGTAGTGAAGGTCTATGGGTCGAGTATGATCATGGATTCGGCACAGAAATTTCATTGTTTAAAACCGATCCACAAAATCGTTCATTCAAAAATCGGCTGATTCTTGCGTGGGAATGTTTAAAAGGAAAACCATATACTGATATGGTATTACTAGATGATCAATCACTGGCTGATCTAGTAGACCAGCTAGTTGGCATTCAAAACAGTGACTATATAAAGGAAAACTATAAAGAAACAGTTTCCGCTGCGGCAGATAAACTGTGTGGCCTTAGTTGTGGAACTGCCGTAGATAGTATCATTGAATATGTCAAGCGACCAGATTGTTCAAAAGTGCAATTGAATCGATTGATTTCAGATCTTAATAAATTATAATATGCAACTACCAAGCAAAGAGAGTAAAACGACGATCATCGTAAATGGTTATAAACACAACAGTTCATTGCAATTAACGATGAACTGGGATGCCGATCTCGATGATTGGGTCAATGCATTTAAGACGATCCTAATTCATCAGACGTTTACCGAAGATAGCGTCAAAGAATTATTTGAAGACCCTTGGGATGAGTACGAGAATGCCATGAAACATAAAGAGGAAATATTAGAAAATGAAACTCCTTACGAGTAATGAAATCACAGTAGTCGCGAGCTATAAAGCAGGCTTCGGACTAGAACTCGAGAATCTATTTCTAGAAAATGAAACCGGCAAAATAACGATTACTGGTTCTCAATGGAAAGAGATTCAAACAGTAATGTCCGGGAAACGTAAAAGCGCTCATTCGCAAGAATTTGACGGTTACACACCAAAAACAGCGGTGTATTGGAACTAACCTAGATTTAAATCTGTATTATGTCGCTAGTTGAAATTTTTTTAAACCTTGGAGTAAGTCTCTACGAAGGAGAGTTTGCAAACTATAGTCGTCATGTATTTGAGTATGAGTCTATGTTAAGTGGAGAGGCTGCTGCAGAGGAGGCATATAAAATAATTAACTCAGCGTCATTTGAATTAAATGATGTACAAAGCGAAATTCAAAGCGAATATCTAGTAAACAATGAAGATCCGCTATTGTGTGGTGATGTTGTAATAGTTAGCGGAGTTGCCTATGTATGTTTACAAGATGGGTGGAAAATATTATAAAAAAGCATTTACATGCTCGTATATATAATTTATAATGTCATTATGCAAGTTAACTTTGAAAATATAGTAGTGTTTATAGCCTTTATGTTATATGCCGCAGTATGCATTGCACACCTCTACAAACAAAACTATGCATGGGGCATAGTTTGGGGAGGTTACGCAGTATCCAACCTTGGATTAATTGCAGCACAATCACTAACAAAATAAAAAAATGGGTATGTTCGATTATATTAAAGTAGATACAACTTTACCAAAGTTGCCTCAATCTGTAGCTGATGCTTGGGGAAAAGAAGGAGTAGCTTTTCAAACTAAAGACACTCCAAACCAAGCAATGTCGCATTATAAAATCGATGGCGCTGGTTTGTTATGGATTAAGAAAGTTGAAGGTCGTTGGGAAGAGGGTAAAGAAGTTGCAGACAATGCATCATTCAGCGAAAAGATGGCATCGTTTGGTCGCTTTGTAGTTGAACACGAATGGTGGGAAGAAGAAAAATATACTGGTGCAATTAACTTCTATGAAAGCTATAATCATCCCGAATATCATATCGAACACTCTTTACATAATGATAATAAATTTTTACGCTTTGAGTATGGGTGGATTGAATACTCAACATTATTTCAAAATGGTAAATTGATTGGTGATATTACTCTTGTCGAACACATAGAACCTAAAAAACTTTCTGATGAAGAATTTGAGGAGCGCATAGCCCAAAACAAAAAAAGAAAAGAAGAGAACGAAATACAACAACGTGAACGTCGGAGGGAATCTCCGACCGCTGAACAAAAACTAATAGATAATATTGACCGTGAATGTAAACTTACCGAAACAATTATGGATGAGGCTGATCTCATCGTTGCAATTAGCAATATACGCCTTCACATCAAAGATTGGAGACAAAAATATGACAACTGGTATTAAAGAGGAATCTGGAGAAAAATTGTATACGTTTCGTGGAAAAACATTCTATTGCGACGCCCGAACAATACAAAAACTAAACTATGCTCTCGCACTAAATCAATCATGTGAACGTTATGAAAAAGCTAAATAAAGACGAGCAGACACAGGTTGAATGTGCTAAAGAATTGATTAATAAACTTCAAGAAGCGCAGGATCTCATTTACATACATCTTATAAAAGAACTTGATATGGATAATGACTGGTTGTATGATTATATTTTTAATGCCTCATCAATTGATGATGAATATACGTTAACTGTAAAGGACCACCTTTTTGAATAATTA